CGGGCGGATAAGTTCCTGAATTGGGTGACCAATTAAAACTAGTCAACCAAGTTTCCCTACAAGCTATAGAACAGAGCGTCATTTCATCCGTTGCTGCCAATCCGACAGTTGTTGGATCTATTGTCAACTCTTGTTTACAATCTAACGACAATTTAGTGGCTGAATCCGGCATATTTACATTTGCTAGATTGCCCATAATTGTTGGCTTGTAGGGTTCTATATCTGACAAAGTGTTCGGCCGGGAATAACCGAACATAGTAGCCATTCCATTGATAGCACTAGCTGCGATTTCCGTCGCTCGTGCATATTGTCCAATGTATGGAACCGTTGTCAGCTGACCCATAACACGCGCCACTATACTAGCTGGTCGTGAAATAGGTCCTTTACCATATTCATCTTCTCCAGATTGTGGAACAAGTCCACCAGGTTCTGTTGAAGTAGGAATAGATAAAGTGACATCTTCAGCCCAGATAAACACTGAAATACGTGCTATATCCGAAGCTCCATTTGCATGTTGCAAATTTTGCAAGGTTCTAATAGAAATTTCTCCCATCTCACGCCATTCCTGTCGAGGTATACTCAAATAGTTTTTGGGCCAGAAGAAAGGTAATATCATATCACCACCTGAAGATGTTGTTGGATCAAGGTAAATGTGCGGTCTTTGGGAAGCTGCCACATTGTCTAATCGACTTAAACCTCGATCAACATAAAAATCATCCGAAAGATGCAATGGTTTGTAATTGGCCATCAATCTTCCAAAATGAAATCCGTTTCCGTTAATCAAAAATTTAACATGCAACTTACATCGCAAGTTATTAAAATTTGATATACGATTAATAACACGAGGATTTTCAAAAAATGTTGTCCACGGGTTAAAATTCTGATAAAAATCAGGAACGGATGTACTCCACGAATAATCAATTTTGATTGGTCGGGAGAAGAAAGACCCCAAATCAGCGTCATTGTTCTCTGCTGTTTTGAACGTCTCATCGGGCTGGGAATCCACCGAATATGTATACGATGGATTCTGATCCTTAAATGACACCATCTGTGTCTGTGTTTCTGTATTAGTAGTATTTATTGTTACATTAAACTTATTAAGGTGTATTTATGATTATCCTAATCTATTTCCCTTAAAATAGATTGGACAGAGCCCACATTTTTAGCTGACCAAGCTACTCCTAAATAGGAGCGTTACAGTCCATGATATACTTTCCTCACACTAAATTCTCGGTCTGGGGACGGGTTATAATGCCGGTAAATCAGGTATATCACAGTTCGTTTTAGCGATTCCGCGATGAACTTCGCGGAGGGTAATTACGCGCCCAGCGGGATTTTAACGTCTCCACGACGGGATTTTAACGTCTCCACGACGGGGCTGAAAATACTTAATGCAGCATCAATACGCCTGGATCAGCAATATCAACTGCTTTAAGTTTCTTTCCGAGATAACTGTCTACCATATCCTGGTACGACGGCAACTCACCCACAAAAGTAACTAATCCATGAATATCACGGATTCGCTCCAATTGTTCTTTGCGCAATTCATAAACATCTTTACCATGAAAGAAATATTCACGAGCAGCGCTCTTTATGGCATCACCAGCAATTTCTTCTGGCAACGCCGTGGATCCACGTCGTGACATGTAATTATGGAGTGACTTAACAATAGAAGCTTCTTCAATGGGTGCAACCCAATTGCCTAAAACTTCGTTGTACACAAAACCTCTCTTCAAAAAAGAAGTTTCTTCCAAAGTAATAAAAGGAACTGATTCAGCTTCTTTGTCTGCCATAGTGTATTTGATACCTACTTTAGCCAATTCATTAGAAATAGCTGTATGATTGAACTTTTTATCGTCCTCATGTACACTCATAGCATTATCATCTCCGTAACATATAAGAGCTACCCGATTATGGAAAAGGGGTACTTGCTCATTTTCATAAAGAGCATAATAAGCATATCGCAAATAAATGCTATTCTGCAAATTGTTAATAATCACAGTCAGTGGATGTCCAGACGGATTTGACCCGAATACCTTGACAAAAACGCCATTGTATTCATAAATAGGCAAACAAATCTCTGTAGCAATACCGCGCATAATCGTTAATTGACGTGCCGTATATCCGGCTTTTTCAGCCATACGAATCATAACATCAAATGCGGAAAGCGTTGCTTCAGGACAAACACGCTTATCATAAGCAGCATAATCACCAGCAATCATACGTGTAGTTGAATACTTGGTAAGCTTTTTAGTCAAACGTGTCCATTCTGGACCATGCGCATTAATGCCCACAGCACACTCGAAATCATCCCAATTGGTTTGAATTACGCGAATGATGGACAAATAATACTTGCGCACAAGTAATGTGAAAGCAAATTCGCAACCAGCGAATACGCGAACCTTATCTTTAGTAAGTTTGGTCGCTTCATCTTTCAAATTACCACGGAAAATAGTGTGAATCCTCTCACCATGAGCTAAAACAGTTTCCATTCTATCTAACTCTTCCCAAAATTGATCATCCATTTCCAAAGGACATGAAATTCCATCAATTTTGATTTCGGATTCGCGCACGAAATTACTCTTTTGCTTATTGATCGGAAATCCCATCGATGTAGATAAATCTACACGATCAACAGAATTAATCCCATCAGCACCAGCTAAAATGACTTCATGCGAATATGGATGAATTAAATCAAGCATTTCAGGTTTTCGTTCAAAAATCTCGTCAACCATTGCGTTCATATCATCGCGTGCTTTCTTTAAAATAATAGGTCTAAATTTCCCAGTGGGATGCGACATCAACGATAAATCGCGTTGCCAATGCACCCAGGAATTCATTCCTTTTGGTTTACCATGAAGTTTAGGTAGTCCCATAATTTCCGTCACAGAGTCTGAAATAACACTCTTACGCACCTGGGATTTAAACGTTCTGGTTCCTAATGGATGCGGTCCATAGACTTCTCCAATAGGTTGATAACCATCTTCATCCACAAGCCAATTGACAGCACTCGATTGTGGTGTCTCTCCATTTGGCTTATAATCAATGCCATACTTTTCTGTTGGCATTGTACCGCTGGAATGTGTTTCCAACACTCTGCGTGAACGTAGTTCATTTACAGCCTCCAAAACTTGTGACTGATATAATTTACCTGCAATTCCTAGTGTTGTATCAACATAGCCCGCTAAGTGAAATCCCGCAATAAACGGTTTTACTTTACGTGCAATATGTGTCATCATACACAATCCTCTGAAAGTTTTCTCTGCATAAGTGTATTGAAAACCATCAAAATTTTGTTTGGGTGTAGCAATATGCCTATCCAAATCTATCTTGACCTGGTGGCGTGTTACTTCACCCTCTGGATCCTTATATAAAGTTATACAATGGGTTCCAGACATGTTGTACTCCGAAGTAGGAAGAAAACGCGCCAAATTAGGTACATCACCACCACTTGTCAACGATAGTACAATGAAATCGGTATTCGGAATTCTATACCAGATTTCTGGACCAATTAATTGAGTTGGATTCTTACCTAAAACTCCCATAGGAGTAGTTTGGATTTCAATCTCATATTCTTGGTCCTCAAACATGTGGGACGGAGCTAGCCAATAATTTCCCTGCAAAGGGATAACGTTGCATCTTCGTCTAACAGTCTTTTCCATGTTGTATATATACAAATGTCCCATAGACCTTGAAACTAAATTAGTTAAAGTATCTACCGTAGTAGTTTCGCTCGCAGTCGAAACTGGCACAGGAACATGAACAACACGTTTCCAAGGGCTCTCTACATCTGTGTCCAATTTTTGTGGAACACCAAGAGCACTGCCCTGCGGAACAAGCGCACGAAACAATTTTAATATTGATCGTGCAGAAAAGATAGCGACAGGAATTCCAATCGCAGCACATGCCGCAATTTTCAAAATCTTTACCTTTTCTTTTCTTGCTAACGCAAGTGTATCACATGCAATCTTGTAAGCACGGTCAACATAATTCGATTTTTCAACAATTTGTTGCAATGTTTCCTCCGATTGAATCTCAATGTCTTTAAAATCACTAAGTTCTTCCAATGGATCCCATTGTTTAATAACAAATTTTTCCTCATCACCTTGTTCTTCAAGACCTAAGAAATAATCTTTTGTCTCTTGCAATGCATCAGCACACAATCTACACTCAGTAGGAAAACAAGAGTGGCAACAGAATTCAGTATCATACATTTCCTCAATATTGGCGACATATGATTTCTGAAATCCAAAATGCT